GGGAGTGGCGTTTGCCTGCGCCGCGGCGGCCTGTTCTTGTTTCTTTTTCGCTGCTGCATTAGAGTTGGTAGATCCATTACCAATCATGTCTATTCCTGAAATTTTCTTACCATCTTTTGATGATCCAACATTCTGCACCTGATTTTCTAAAGCTTTTTGTGATTGTAGATTATCATCTGCCTTTTGTAAAGAAATACCAGCTTGTTTAACTGCCGTGAATACTATACACTCTTGAACAATTTCACCATTACTCTCTGTCAAATCACTATCAATGTTAAGAGGATATACATGTTTTGGTGTACTCTGACCAGTTGTGGTTTTAGGTGTTGTTATAACTGAAGGAGTCTTGGTTGGGGGCGATGACGATGCAGGTGGTTCACCCCACAGTCCCATATCGGTTGTCCCCGTTGAATTGTCTATACTCCAATCATTTGCCATTTCTTGCTCCTATTATAAATACTTAATATAATATATTTATAAGACCTATATGAAAAAATATCCACGTGTCGGGCGGTATATAATACAGAATAAAGAGAAATATGTGGCTAATCTTCAAGAATGTGAATATCGCTCTTCTTGGGAATTGAAATATATGAAATATTTAGATACTCATCCTAATATAATTGAATGGGGCTCGGAGAATGTCATTATCCCTTATTATAATCCCATTGAGAAGAAAACCAGACGATATTTTGTCGATTTCTATACAAAAGTCCGATCAACATCAGGTGAATATAAGAAATACATCATTGAGGTCAAACCAGCCGTCCAATGCAAACCACCCAAAAAACCTAAAAAACAAACTCAAGGATATATTAAAAAGCTTAAGACATATATAATGAATCAGGCTAAATGGAAAGCAGCGCGTAAATGGGCTGAGAAACGTGGTATGGAATTTGTTATTTTAACTGAAAAAGAGCTTGGTATTAAGACCAAAAAGCACAAAAAACCTTTATAAATATATGTATGGCTAACGAATCGATCAACAGTGTAAAGGGAACAAGAGTAACACGGGTCTATTCTGCTAAGTTTTATTACTTTAAATATGTTACAGAAGAACGGAATAAATGGTTTAATGTATTTCCATTAGTTTTTTCTTTAGGGAAAAAGGGTAACGTAATTCAAGGTCTTGATTTTCATTATATACCACCTAAGATGAGAATACCTTTATTAAACTTATTGAAAGGTCTTCAGCCTAACTTATTAAAACAGGCTGTTGCCTTTACTAGATATTTTAATAAGCTTATGTGGACACAAAGAAAATGGAGACCAGCACAAGCTTGTTTTAAAAAATATACACTTGATAATATAAGAGGTGGAAAGATTATAAGAATAGCACCAGCTGAATGGGAAGAAGTTCTAATGCGTCCCAAGATAGATAAATTTGTTACTCAAAAAGGTAGTAGAGTTGCTTCGGGAAGAGTTTGGAAAGACTCCATTAAAAAAATAAGAGGATAATATGTTTGGAAATATACTAGGAAAAGTTAAATTGCCGGGTGGGGTATCTATTGGTGCTAATTTTCCAATAGGCACTGATCCTTTTAAAGGAAAAAAGCAACCCGGAGTTGGCGGAGAAGATAGTACACCACAAAATGGCATTAATAGAATGATGGCTAATGTTAAAAGGGGTGGTTTATTTTCCAGACCTTATCTGTACTATGTCTTCATTACTCCACCAAAAACATTACTGGGTGCTGATGTTGGAGACATTAGAGGTGTGATGTTAAATTGCCACACCTGCAGTATACCCGGTTTCACCATGGCCACAAAAGAACATAAGCCTTATGGTTTAAAAAGAGAATATGTATATGAAAAGTTATTTGATACGATGAACATGACTTTTTATGTAAGTGAAGAAATGCATGAACACAATTTCTTTAATTCATGGATGGGTACTATGTGGGATAGGGGACGTGTAAATTGGTATCGTGATTATGTAAGCACTATAGAAATATTTCAATGTGCTGGTACAAAACCCGGTAATGGTGATGGTGATGACTTACCAGTTATGATGAAAGTAAAATTAATTGATGCATATCCTAAAGTTCTAGGGGCTTTACCATTAGGATATGGTACAGCAGGAACTATTCAAAACCTACCAATCGATTTTACATTTCGGGATATAGAATATACTGATTATAAAGGTGGAAATCCTGTTAATAAATTATTGTCATCATTGTCTGATGGTTTCACACAAGCACAAAATGCATTAAGTTCTTTTACCGAAGTTGGTTCACAACTAGGTGGATTAGGAAAAAGTTTATCAATGCCTAAAATTGGATCTATTTTAAAACAAAAATCTCAATTTTTACCAATATCTAAATTAGGCGGAATGTTTGTATAATATTTAAATCATTTTACATAGGAGTATAATGAAATGGGATTACCAACAATTGCAGTACCACAGTATAAATTAACTATTCCATCAACACTAAAGGAAGTAAGTTATAGACCTTTCTTAGTTAAAGAAGAAAAAATTCTTCTTATTGCAATGGAAAGTGATGATCCAAAACAAATGACAGGTGCTATTAATACGATTATTGAGAATTGCATCTTTGAGGATCTTGATGTAAATAATATGCCAATGTTTGACATTGAATATATCTTTTTACAATTGAGAGCTAAGTCAAAAGGTGAAATTGTCGATCTATCATATGAATGTGAAAAGTGTAAAAAAGAAATACCAGCACAAGTTGATTTAGCAAAAATAGAAATAACACGAACTGAAGGCCATACCAATAAAATACAATTATCATCAGATGTTGGTGTAATAATGAAATATCCTTCAATATCAATGCAAGATACTATTAGTACAGAGAACACAGATGTAGAAAACGTTTTCACAACTGTTACGACCTGTATTGATTCTATATGGGATAAGGAAAACGTATTTTCAGCAAAAGATCACACAAAAGAGGAATTAGATAAATTTGTTGAATCTTTACCTGATGAATCTTTTCAAAAGATTCAAGAATTCTTTAATACTGTTCCTGTATTAAGACATGATATAGAAGTGAAATGTTTGAATAAGAATGGTAAAGGAAAAAAGGCTAGTATATGTGGTAATGTAGAAAAAAGGACCTTGGAGGGTCTTGCGTCTTTTTTCGCCTAAGCCTCGGTTCAGATTCGGTCACTAATTATTATACTACGAATTGGCAATTAATGCATCATCATAAGTATTCAATGACCGAGGTAGAAAATTGGATGCCTTGGGAACGAGAAATTTATTTAATGTTATTAATGAAACATCTTGAAGAAGAAAACGAAAGACAAAAACGACAACAACAAGGATAGATTAAATGGCTGACGACATTAAAAAAGAACACGAGAAGACACGTGAAACTCTGAAAACTATTAATGACAGCATTAATAAGCAGATGTCTGCCATGGCAAATCTTTTGAAAACACCGGCGCCAAAGAATGTAGAAGTGGTCAAAGAGAAAAAAGCTGCTGATAAAAAATTCTTGGATGACTTAAAAGGCATAATTGGTTCAGCTGTTGGTGGTGCCGGTAAAGCAGGAAAAGAAGGTGCGTCGTGGATGGGTAAGTTTTTAAAAATAGGTCTTGCTGGTATTGCTGTGCCATTTTTAGGTCTTATTGGTGGTATTGCTGGTATTTTTAGTGGTATTATGGCCACACCAGAATTTAAATTTTTAGCAAAGACAATAAAAGGCATGGGAAGCGCTGCAATGGGTTTTCTTAAAGTTATGGGTAGTATTGGTAGATGGTTTTTGAATTTAATGCCTGGTGGAAAATTCGGAACAAGATTAGGTGAAATATTTGGTTCACTTGGAAAAACAATGTCGGAAATGTTTCAGGGATGGACAGGTAAAGTTGCAACATTCCTAGAAAATCCAAGAATTGTTAAAGTTATGAATAGCGTGTCTAAATTTATGAAACCTTTTACTAGAATTGCACTTTGGTTATTTTCTGCTTGGGAATTTTGGAAAGGTTGGAAAAAGGCAGATGAAATATTTGGTAAAGGTGAAGGTGAAGCATCCCTAATAGAAAAATTCGCTGGTGGTATTGGTGGTGTTATTGATTTCTTAACATTTGGTTTAATAGATATAGAAGACGCTGCTAAAGGTCTAAAAAAGACATTTGACTTTTTTAAATTAGCCGTCACTAAACCAAAAGAAGCTTGGAAACTAGTTGTAACATGGTGGGATGAGTGGGATTTTAATAAGTCTATCGTTGATCCAATGCTTAAAATGTTTGACGATTTTCCCAAAAAAGTTAGAGAATTTATTGATGGACCTTTAAGTGATTTTGGTTCAAAAGCAGTTGGTATGCTCAAAGGTTTTATATTTGGTAAAAAAGATCCAGAAGCGGAAGGTGGTGATGAGAAAGATGGTGGTTTGTGGGGCGGTGTTAAGAGTCTATTTTCGGTAGAAAATGTTACTAAAGCAATCAAAGGATTAGTAAGCATAACAGCTGGATTTTATAAGATGTTGGGCAGTCTTGTATCTATACCACTGATAGGAACAAAAGGAAATTGGACAGAATTAGGAAGTTGGGGTGGATTATTTGGTTGGATAAAAGATGATCTATTCAACTGGGAAAATATCAAAGGTGCTGTCGCAGGTTATTTTAAAATAATGAAAAGTATTGGATCATACCTTGGTAGTATTGGTACGAATTTAGTAACAAGTTTATTGGAATGGATTGAAGAAAAATTTAAAGACATAAAGATACCTAAGTTTACATTGCCTTCTTGGGATATAGAGGAAATGTTCAAAGAGAAGATTCGAAGTTTCAGTGGCTGGATACCAAACTGGGCAAAACCTGCTCCTCTTTTGAAATGGTTGAAGGAACCAAAAAAAGTTGATCCTATACCTCCAGCGGCTATAGTTGATACACCTGCACGTGTTAAAGTTCCGGGAGGTCCGAGACCAATTCCGGGTGTGCCTGCCGATGCTATAATTGGTCCTCAACATACACCCGGCGAGATTGCACGACAAAGAGGGGTAAGAATGGCCTTTGGCCAAACACGAGCCTCAAGTTGGACAGGTCAAACAGCCCAAACACAATTAAAGACTAATGAACTTGGCAAAATGTTTAAAGGTGGTATAAGAGTAACTTCTGGTTATCGTGATCAAGCACGCGGTACTAATGCAATGATCGGATCAGTCTCGCCATTAAAGAAATATAAAAAGCAATGGCGAGATATGTTAACAGAAGAAGAATTAAATGCTGCGGCGGGTACTGAGGCAAGAAAAAGAGGGGTAGCAAAATTACGCGCTGGTGGCATGTCTTCAGAACATGAACATGGTAATGCAATAGATTTTAGTTATCCAGCTGGATATGGTGAAAAGACTTTTCCTGCATTGAAAAAAGCCATTATGGGTAAATTTCCAGGTGCTAATTTAATTAAAGAAAAAGATCATCTGCATATGGCATTCAATAAAGCTAATATAAAACCAACAACAGGTTCTACTGCTGGTGTACAATTAGCATCATTACATTCGGCTGGAGCATCAACAGGAGGAGGCGGACAAGGCGGGAATGTAACTATAAATAATGTTAAAGGTGGAGATTCAAGTCAAGGTGCACATTTCACTGTAGATGCTTCCTCACATGATCGGCACGCAAAACCAGAAACAGTAATAACTTAGGGGACCCGAAAGTCCCCTTTGTCATTTATTGCTCAGCTAACTTCTTAAAATACTCCAAAGAGTCATCGCCTTTATCACCAGACGCAACTGGATCATCAGTACTCTCTTCAATCGTCCCAACAAACTCACCACCCGCATCACGGGCAACAACTGTATTGAATCGAGCTTCCAATTCCTGATAAGATTTAAAGTTTTCTGGACTAACAAATTCCTTTAGAGAATGTTGTTGGTTCCAAACATCTTCACACTTCTCATCGGAACCATCATATAGAGGTGTTGGATCAGCAAATTCAGACTTATCATAATTTGCATATCCCTCAACCTGACGGATTTTAATTTTGAAGTTTGCACCAGTCCAGAAGTCAAACGGATTTAATGGTGTCTCATCCTTAAATTCAGGATTCATTACACTGGTAATCTTCTCAAAGATTTTCTTACCATAACGAAACAAGAATACCTTTCCTTCATTCTCTGCATTGGCACTATCCTCCAATACAAGAATATTAGAATAATAACTTAATTTTCGTTTGCGATCACGAGCAATGTTTTTATCTGATTCAATACCAGAGTTCCACAATGCTGTATTGGCTTTAGATACCGGATCATCTTTACCAAGAGTGGTTAAAGAGTTCTCAATATACCATCCACCCGGACCTTTGAATCCATGTGACCAAAGTTGCACCCAAGGCACATCTTCGTTGTTAGAGGCAGGAAGAAAACGAACAACCGCATAGCCATTACCAGACTTATCACGTTCACATTTCCAAATACGATCATCTTCATACGAGGGTTTTTCAGCTAGTTTCTCAACTTGCTTAGAGAGGTTCTCTAGGTTGGACATTCTATTCTTTTTCATTTCTTTAAAACTTGCCATACTTATTACTCCTTATTACGTTATATTATTTTATTATTATTGTTTATCATTATAAAGCGGTTATGTTCTCTCCTTTCTTAAATTGGAAGCTTTGGCTGTTTTTTCATCATATTCAATGACTGAGCCTCAGCTTCGATTTTATCTTTAATTGATTTATTTAATAACTTCGCCACTCCTTCAATTTCACCATCTATTTCATTAGTATATTCCAGAATAGCATCCATGTAGGATATGCGTTTTTTCTTAACCATTTCTTCAATTGTTTCTGATATATCAATAGCCATAGTCACCCCATTTGTTTTATACTGTCACATATACCTAACTTTTTTGCTTCTGCACCACTTAACCAAACATCATGTGCAGGTAATAGATAGTCTCTTATTTTCTTTTCAGTTAAACCAGTACATTTTTTATAATGATTAATCATTCGCTTAGTCGTTAATTCATACTCTTTAACTGTAGAAAATAACTCATGTTCTTTACCATACATACCCCATGAATATTGATGTGACAATATTGAAGTATTCGGTGTTAATGTCCTATGTCCCTTTTCGCCCGCAATAAAAATTGCAAAAGCTGCAGAGGCAATTGTTCCCAATCCAATTGTTCTTATTGGTATTGGACTACCCCTTATTATATCTATTACTGCAAAAGCTGAATTTAAATCACCACCGCCTGAATTAATTAATATTTGTAAATATTTTGCTTTAGGATTCTCTAAGTTTTTTCCTATTATAAATGCAATCAAATCACGACATGTTTCTTCACTAACCGGACTCATAAACAAATATATATCACTATCTTCTGGAGTAACCGTTTTACCTTCGGTCGTACTTTTGGATGCCATTTATTTATTCCTGTGTGTGCGGTACTTATCATTTGTATTTATCTTCTATAAGGGTCTATATAAAATATATGATCCCCTACAGTGGAGTATTTTAACATTTTACGATTCCAATATGGATCAACATCGACTCTGTGATAATGTGTTGCACCATGTAAAAAATCTTTCATTGGTTCTTTAACCATTGCCCTAGCAATTAGTTTAGAAATAGCCCATGACATCTTGTCTTTAGGAATATCGGATTTACCATCACAATACCAACTAAAATGACATTTGTGTAATACTATTTTTCCATTATCTAGCCTAGCTTGATGTACTACTTTACATAAAGTATTAGGAAAATGCTTGCTCCTAACTCTATTTATAGTTACTAATGCAACAGCAATTTGTCCCTTCGTCATTTGATCTCTTGCTTCAAAATAAATATTTTTAGCTAAGCAATCAATCTCATTATGTTGATTATCTTTTCCTCTACTCATTTCCATCATTTTTTCTTGAACCCAACTAGCTTCAGATATTGATACCGAAACTAATAAGATACAAATGAAAAATAACTTCTTCATAATATATACCTCTCATAATAAAAGAATGGTGGGGACCCAAACGAATCCCCACCATATAAGTCAGTTAAAACTTATCCCCAAAACTTATTCAGTTTATTTCGGATAGCCTTAACGGTTTTTGCACCACCAACGATGTTTGCGTTCTTAAACGCAGTTTCGCCAGTTGCTGGACTCGTGTAAATACTTACCCAGCGGGGCAATTCAGTTAACTCGCATTCCAGACGAGTCATCTTACGTGCATATCTTCGACCCACTCTAGGTGCGCCACGTTTCATCGTCATACCCATATCATCTCCTTCAAAGGATTTAAATAAA